AAGAAAAATTACACCAATACAATGGAACACATAAAGGTGCATTGTATAACTTCAAGAAGATTACCGTTCATTCTGCTGGTCATAGGGATCCTGATTCTGAAGATTCTACCGAAGGTATGTCTGGTAGTAAGATGAGAGAACACGCCAAGAATAAAAACTTCCATGAGTTCCGTAAAGGTGTTCCATCTCATGTATCAGATGCTCATGCAAAAGAATTGATGCACGATACTCGTAAAGGTATGGGTTTACATGAAGATGTTGACCGTGGTCTATTCAAAGCAATCTTTGTAACTGGTGGTCCTGGTTCTGGTAAAGATGTTATCATCCGTGAAGCTATTGCAGAAGGTCGTATTGCAGAATTGAATTTTATTCAAGCAAGAGATTATTTGGGCGATAAACATAAACTATCTGAACACACTAAAGACTTCCGCAGAGAAGCAATTAGAAATCGTGGTCCATTGATTATTAATGGTCCAGCAGATGATAACGAAAGAATATCTCAAATCAAAGAAGAACTAGAAGAATTGGGATATGAAACCATGATGGTATTTGTTGATACTTCCGATGAAGTAAGTAAAGAGAGAAATTCTCTACTTAGTAGAATGATGATGGAATCTGTAAGGCAAGATAAATGGGTTAAATCACAGAGAAATACTAAATATTTCACGGAAGCCTTTAAGAATTTTGTTCCTTTTGATAATACTGGTGATATCCAAAATAAAGAACACGATATTCACCAAGTATATGATTTGACTAAAGAATTTTTAGACTCAAAAGTGACAAATGAAACGGCTTTGGATTGGTTAATAACTAATCATAAGTCTTATATTAATTACAAATTGGATTCATTATTTAAGGAAGAAAAAAATGTTCAAACTCATAACAGGTTTATTCAAAAAATCAGAGCCAAAAACGGAAGAAGTGGTAGTAGCTCCGACAGCAGAAGCAAGCGTGTCATCAACGACAACAACAGTCCAGTCCAACAACTTGCCAGAAAGTTTGGAAAACAAGACGACATCCGTGACGGAGATATCGCTTCAAATTCAAGCTACACCTTCCGAACCTACGAAAGCAAAGAAAGTAGCAGACTTTCCGGTGAAAAAGACTACCAAACCAAAGGCGTCACCGTCAAAATCGGCAAGTCGCCCAAAGAGCCAAACTTCCAAAAAGACAACGACAAAGAAAAAGTAAGAAGGCGTGGTGACCGGTCAGGTAAGAAAACCGATTCCGGTCAACCAGATGGTTTAAGTCCTACATGGAACTCAAGAACTAACGGTGAAGGTCTAACAGGTGGTGCAGGTTTAGGTAACCAAACTTATAGTGAGAGTGAATGTTATAGTAACGCAAGTCCTGCTAGCACAGCAATGCCAGCAGGCGTCACACCAAATCCACTAAGTAGTGATTATGCTACTAAGAGAAAAGATTTTAAAAAGTTTAGAAAAGAAGCAATGGATGATCCTGGCACCGTAGATATGGGTGTTGGTGGTACTCTAGGTGGTGCATCAAATAAAGAACCATTGATAACACCAAATGATAACAAAATTCGTGCAACGGATGTAATTAAAAAGAAAAAGAAGAAATAACGGAGAACAAAATGTTTACAAAAACTAAAGTAAGTCAATCAATGTTGGATGCTGTTAATAAGGTTTTGGAAGAAAATAAGCGTCTAATCAATGATGCTGAAATTGATGAAACAGGCTTTCATAAGGCAGCACACGCAGCCAAAAAGTCTGGTCAAACACATTTTGAATTCCAAGGTAAAAAATATCCTGTTACTGCAAAATCTCATGCAGAAGCTATTGAAATGGACGAAGCAACTTCAGAAAAAGTACCTACTTCAACAGGTATGAAAGTATATGGTCACCGTTATGGTAACGCAGCTAAAGCACACCGTGACCAAACTAAACACTCAGTTGATGATGTTAAAGAACCTAAGAAAAAAGATATTGATAAAGAAAAAGATGCACACCTTTATGTAAAAGATACTGGTCAACATAGAAATTATAAAGTCCATGCTGGAAAATATTTTTCTAATATGGATGACAATAAGCCAACAAAAGGTAAAGAAGAACCACGTTACAAGAATGAAGAAGTTAAAGTAAACGAAGAAGGTGATTGTGTTACTAAACCTGAAGCAAAAGATATTGCTAAAAAGGAAGTAAAAGGTCACGAAAAGAAAATGCACAAAGAAGGTTATTCTTTCAAAGACAAATTGGTTGAAACACTCCGCCGTTCTGATGTTCCTGCTTATCTCCGTAAAGCAAAAGGTGAGAAACCTTTGACACCAGATGAAGTTAAAGCACCAAAGAAAGATACAATCTCTCATTCAGACAATCTTGCTAAAGCACGCAACGAAGAAGTTGAATCCTTAGAAGAAAAGAATTGGATTGCTGGTGCAATCAAGAAACCTGGTGCTGAAACTGCTGCTGCACATAAAGCAGGTATGTCTGTTCAAGCATATGCACACAAACACGCACATGATTCTGGTAAAGAAGGTAAACGTGCTCGTTTGGCTATCACATTAAAGAAATTACACAAAGAAGATATTGAAGAAGTTGAATTAGATGAAATGATTAATGAAGTTTTATCTAAAGATGCTACAGCTGGTGATTGGATTCATGACTTTGTTCATTCTAAGAATCCTAAGTTTGCTGGTAAATCTAAAGCAGAACGTAAGAAGATGGCTTTGGGTGCTTACTACGGCAAACAAAACGAAGAAATGGTTAATGAAGCTGAAGTAGTAACCTCTCCAGCAAATTCAACCGAAGTTACTACCGATATGTTAAAAGGTCGTGTAAAAGGTGGCAAAGCAAATTCATTCAAGAGTTTTAAGTTACAATTAAAAACTGATGGTGAAATGAAAGCACCTGAAATCGAAAAGGGTGAGGATACTAGAGAGAAACAAAAGATTTCTACTAATCCTGGTCCGGTTGATATTAAATTGGATGACAAATTGACTGGCCCAACACCATACACACACTTCTCTGATGAACAACACATTACACATGAAGAAGTTAAACCTGTATTAAAACATATTCGTGATAAAGAAGAAACTAAACACGATAAAGAAATTGATGACTTCAAGAAGAAAGTGGTACAAGAAGGCAAAATGAAAGCCATGGCAACTGACAAGGATGAAGATGAAAGGCTTGGTTCTTGGCACAAAGAAACTCCATGGAAAGTTTCAAAAGGAACTGTAACAGATAAATCTGGTGCAAAACATACACCAATGTCCCGTGCAAAAGATTTGGCTCGTCAAGCATTCAAAAAAATTAAAAATGAAACAATGATGGGTAAAGCAGGTACTACATCTGAGAGTAAAAAGAAATGGTAAAAAAACTAAAAGAACTCCGTGTCAATTCTACTCCTGGTAGTAAATTTGGTACGGATCCTTTGAATCCTTGGAGTACCAAATCGGATATTACCGAGGCCTCAGAGCAAGAACTGTTACACAGATATTTAAAATCTAGGGGCATTAATCCACAGTTTGTTTCAAAACAAACTAAGATTGCTCATTCAAAATCTGGTGCATATCTTTCTTGGAGAAAGAACCATGAATTTGATGAATCTGTAACTACACAATCATCACCATTTGAAATTAAACGTAAAGAATTGAGAAAATCGGTTCAAGCACATAAGGTTCTTCCTTCTGATGTTTCATCTGATGGTATGCATACTGAAGCTAAAACCATTCAAGGTACTGCATTGGATAAGTTCCGTCAAGCTGCAGCCGAACGTGAAAAGAAACACTATGAGTTACAACAGAAACAATCCAAAGATGGTTCTGGTATGTCCTCTGCTATTGACCGTTTGGAAAAGCATTTGAATAAAGAAGAAGCTGAACAGATTGATGAAATCTCAAAATCTACATTGGCTTCTTATAAAGACAAGTCTACAGCCAGTCTTAAAAATGCTCAAGCAAACCGTGATGCCGCTGAACATGGTAAACATATGTCCAAAGGTTTTGCTGATTTACATAAGAAATCTGATGAGATTGCCAAGAAACGTGTTAAGGGACTCAAAGGTTACCTACAACGTAAAGTAGGCATGAAACCAGTAAGTGAAAATGTATTGGATTCACAAGCCGCAACCGAGGCACCAGTAGGTCCAGGTGAAATCTCTGCTGACCAACCATCTATGTACCGTAAAAAAGAACTATCCAAATCTGCTCGTATGATTAAGGCCTTATACAAGAAAAAAGGTATGTCAGAAGAAATGTATGATTGGGAGAAAGACGATAAGGCACAGTCTTATGGTAAGAAACCAAAGATTTCTAAACCAGAAGAAGATGGTAAAAAATCAGATGGAGATGATGCTAGGATTGTGGTGAGTGGTGGCAAAACATTAACTGGTGAACCAAGAGATACTATTGAGGTTGATCCATTTATGAAGAAACCTAAAACCAATGCACCGGATGACTTTGAGAAGCCAACCAGTAAAAAAGACCACTAATAAAAAAGATAAATAAAACATAAACCAAGGCTAATAAGGAGAAAAAAATGCCAGCATGGGGAAATACAGACAATCACAATCAAAAGCCAAAATGGCCTGCTGAGCGTGAAGTAAGACAAGTAGTTAGCTTAACAACAGCTAATACAACCGTTACAGGTAACACCGTAGTTACATTATCATACAATGATGGCGCACAAAATAACGTTGCTAACATTGGTGTTGCAGTAGGACAATATGTTTATTTTGTTTCTGGAACTGCTGGTAACGGTACTCCAGGATTCTTTGCATCTAATACACAAGTTGCTTCTATTAGCGGAAACAACGTAGTATTAACAAATGCATCATTTAACAATACTCCTGCAGGTGCCGTAGTTACTTTTGATAAAGCAATCAACTATGCACAATCTGGTAATAGTGCAATTAACTATAACCAAGACACAGTATTAGTTACTACAACTCGTTTGGCTAATGCCGTTTTTGCTGGTTCTTCACAATATAGCAATACTGCATTATCTATTTCTGGTGGTGCAGCTGCTCATGCTGGTTGGGTTAAAGCAACAACCGGTGTAGGTGGTCGTGCAGGTCGTGTTCAAACTGAAGTATTGGTTGCATTAGCAAACGCATCAGCAACTATTGCAGTTTCAGGAAATACAAGCAATTCGTTGACATATTACGCTGGCGTGTAATGTTTCGTTTTAACGAATTTGTAAGAAATGGCGGAGATGACCTAACAGTTATCTCCGTTTCTTCTCTTAACATAGAAGAAATTAACGAGGAACTTAATCATTCATTAAGTGAATCAAGTGTTAACCCATATCGTGAATGGGGAAATGCAACAAGAACATTATCGTTATTTGGAATTGACCTACCTAAGGTAGTATTTGAAGATTTGGATGAGGGTGAAGAAATTGTTATCCTCAATTGTGAAGGTACTGATTATTATTTTTATTACTGTTTTTATTTGAATGAAGAAGGTTCTTACGAATCATTCGCCACAGTAACAGACGAATCAGGATTGGAAGAACTACTAAAAGAAGAATAATAATGTTTGATGATTTGAGTGAAGAAAATTTTATGTTATATGCGATGAAGTCTTACACTTCTCCACATTGCGTAATGTCAGAATTTGAAGGAGATATTAAGAGAACCAAATATTTGAAACGGTTGTTTCGTAGATATAAGGTTACTAAAACTCTTAAAGAAAGATTGATACTTAACCACATCATTCTATTAAACAATGTTTTTGGTCCAGAAGTGACCGCAAGAATATTGTTTTATAGGATAGATGAACGAGATTATGATATTTTGAAAACCTTTTTGTTATATTTAAATATACTGCCTGAAGTAATTCGAGGCATTAATGGTAAAACAATTAAAACAACCGATATTCCGGTTGATATGAATATCGCAGAGATACTAAGGCAAATATGAGAACATTCAAACAATACGTTGATGAAAAATGTTGGACTGGATACAAACCAGTTCCTGGTAAAAAACCGTATTCTAAAGGTTCTTGTCAAAAAGAAGATACAGAACTCCAAATCGAACTCTATGAGTTAGATGAAGATTTTGAATATACTCATGTTGTAGAAGCAATTGATGAAGATGGAGAAACAATTGATTTGTTCCTTGTTGCTGAATCTGATGAAGAAGCAGAACTACAAGCAAGATTGATTGAAACTGCCGCATGGCAACGTAAAGCAGGCAAAGACCCTAAAGGTGGTTTAAATCGTAAAGGTATTGCTTCTTATCGTAGAGAACATCCTGGTTCAAAACTGTCTATGGCAGTTACAACAAAACCTTCTAAATTAAAAAAAGGAAGTAAAGCAGCTAATCGCCGTAAATCATTTTGTGCTCGTATGGGTGGAATGAAGAAGCGTTTAACATCAGCAAAAACTGCTCGTGATCCAGATTCAAGAATTAATAAAGCTTTAAGAAAGTGGCATTGCTAATGAAAAAATTTAAACATTTCGTAGAACAAGTTAAAAAACCAACAGGCAAATTAAAAGATGCTTGTTGGACTGGTTATACTGCCGTTGGAACAAAAGAAAAGAATGGCAGAACTGTTCCTAATTGTGTGCCAGTTAAAGAAGAAAAAGATGATGTTGGTGAAATGATTAAAGATAAGTTGCGTATCATTATTCATAATGCTGAAAAAATGCATGAAGAATTAAAAGATACTGACGATTTACCAGAATGGGTAAAATCTAAAATCACTTTAGCACAAGATTATGTTTCTACTGCTTACGATTACACTTGCGGTACACATGATTTAAAAGAAGATGGCATGGGTGGTGGTGCTGTTGCGGCCGCTCCAACCAATGTAGTCGGTGGTGGTGCAATTGCCGGCACAGGTGGTAAAGGTGGAGAACCTGGTGTTGATTTAAGAAGAAGAAAGAAAGCGCATAACCCTGTGATGGGTATGGTTCATCGTAAACCTCCAAAGATTTAATTATGTGGTACTTGTCATTTATTCCTGATTCTTTACTACATTGGTTTGTTCACGGTGTTGTTCTACTTGGTATTTTACTAAGTATATTGGGTATCTTTGCAAAAGAAATTCCTACAATCAGACCATACGGTTATATTGCTAAAATAGTTGGCATCGTATTATTTGCATTGGGTATTTACTTTGAAGGTGGTTATGGTGTAGAAATGACTTGGCGTGCCAAAGTGGAAGAATTTCAAGCAAAGATTGCTATAGCTGAACAACAATCAAAAGATGCTAACAAAGCTTTAGATGATAAACTGAGTAATAATAGAAGTATGATTAAGGATAGAGTAAATGCAAACAACAAAGCTATTGAAGATAACCGTGCTCGCATCAATGCTGACTGCCGTGTTAATGACATTGCCTGGATGCTCTACAATCGTTCCCTCGAAAATAGAGTTTCCGGAAGCTCCGTCACAGTTACAGGAGAAAGCACCGGAACTAAAGCCAGTACCGGCAGATAAAAAACAATTTACTGATTTACTTGAAAACGTAAATGAGAATTACGGTTCATACTATGACATCCGTGAGAAGTATAATGCTTGGATTGAGTGGTACAACACACAAAAAAGAATCTTTGAGGGTATAAAATGAAAAAATTAATTTTGATTTGCTTAGTTGCATTACTTCCTGGATGTGCAGTATGGGACATCTATACACAATCCAAATATGACACCAATGAATACAAATTGGTTACTAAGGTAAGAACACTTGCACAAACATCAAAAGGATGTGATGCAGAATCCGTTAAACAATTGTATTTCACAACATTACAATTGAATAACTTTAGTGAATATTTAAATGGCAACAATAAAAAGAGTGTTGAGATGAATACTGGATTGTTGAATATCGTAAAAGAATTATACGAGAAACAACAACCTATTGCACCAATGTATTGCAACGCCAAACTAAATATTATTGAAATTTCTGCCGAATCAATCCAAAAAGTTATGGGGACAAAACCAAGATGAGCCAAATACAACAGTTAGCTGCACTCGCACAACAATACCAAGAAGCTTATCAGTCTGGTCAATTATCTCCACAAGACTACAAAGAATTGGTTGAAAACTTAAACATTGCTGGTAACATTGAAGCTAATGCTGAAGAACTTCAACAAGACCAAATGTGTTATCAAATTTTAATGGGCGCCGTTGCTTTGGCACAGGCTGCCGGTTCATTCTAGGACTAAATTATGACTTTAGAACAATTTCAAGCCATTGTTGGTAATAATCCTTATGCAGAGCATTGGGTTGAAGCATTGAACAAATGCTGGGCTGATTATGACATTACTACACCATTACGTCAAGCTGCATTTATGGGTGAGTGCTGTGTTGAATCTGCCAAATTTACTGCAATTCAAGAAAACTTAAACTATCGTGCTACATCACTACACGCACAATGGAAATCACATTTTCCAACAATGGAAATTGCACAACAATACGAACATAAACCAGAAATGATTGCCAACCGTGCATATGAAAATCGTATGGGCAACGGACCAGAATCATCAGGTGATGGTTGGAGATTCCGTGGTAAAGGATTGATTCAATTAACTGGTCGTGATAACTACCAAGGTTTTGCCGATTCTTTAGGAATGAGTATTGATGATGCAGCTGCATATCTTGACACATTTGAAGGTTGTGTTCAGTCTGCTTGTTATTTTTGGGAATCACACAATTTAAATGCTTTGGCAGACAATGGTGATATTGACCGCATTTCACATATTATTAATGGTGGTTCATTGGGTCTTGATGAAAGACGCCATTTCTATCAACACGCTTTACAAGTATTGGGCGCATAATGTCAAATCAAGTAGAAGAAAAAGAAGAAAAAACCGATACGGCTTGGATGCAACAATTATGGCGTCCAATGATGGGTTGGATGTATATGTTAATCTGTCTAGCCGACATGATGGTATTTCCAGTATTGTGGGCTCTATGGCAAGGTTTTAACCATGTACCTATCACACAATGGAATCCATTAACATTACAAGGTGCAGGATTATTCCATATCGCCATGGGTGCGGTTTTAGGTATCGCTGCATTTGGTAGAACACAAGAAAAACTTGCAGGTACCGCAGCCAATCCAACAGCTACTACACAGAACATCAATATGACTGGTAATGTATCAGGTGGTTATGGTAGTATTGGTGCTACCAACATGAATAATAGCATGGTTACTCCATCACCATACGGAGCAACACCAATGAATTCACCATACGGTGCATCTCCTATGGCACCTAATACAATGGGTGGTTTTGCTAGACCTGTTGCACCAGCACCAACATTTACGCCACCTATGGTTGCACCTCCTACTTCCTCTAAATCAGTAGTACCACAAACAGGATTCCCACCATTATGAAAAAATCACTACTAATCATTCTAGCCACTTTTTCTGTTACAGCTTTTGCTGGTGGAGAAATCCAAAAGGTTTGCCACGAAAAAAATGGTAAACAAGTTTGCAAAAACGTAAAGGTACACAAAGCTATTGCTGATGCTACGGCAGTACCAGTTAAGAAGAAGTAATGTCTGACGATTTATCAGAAATCAAAGTTGATGTCGGTGTTTTAAAGACACAGGTATTGACTTTATCTGCACTTTGCAATAAAATGGACCAGGTTATCGAAAAACTTGTGGACCAACACGACCGCCATATCAATGGTGTATATTCTCAAATGGACAAAAGAAGATTAGAAACGGAAGCCGATATGAGTGAAATTGATGACCGTATCGATACCGTTTTAGAAAAGTTACAAGAATCTGAAGTGCGTATAATGGCTGAGATTCAAGGATTAAAAGAAGCTATGGCCAAACATAGTGAAAGTTCCAAACTTCAATTTGAAAAATTAAACCAATGGAAGTGGATGATTGCCGGTGGTATACTTGTTATATCGTGGTTGTTTTCTCACACAAACATTGATACAATAGTCAAGACATTACATTAACTATTAATTTGGTATTTTTATATTATGAGCGTTTTTATTGACAGGTCTTTCCTGTTGCAGGTTTCTCCTAAGTTGCAGAGGTTCACTCGTAAAAAAGATGACCTCTATAACTTCCGTTGCCCTATCTGTGGCGATTCACAAAAAAATAAAACTAAAGCTCGTGGTTTTGTTTTTCGTAAGAAGAACGACTACTTCTATATGTGCCATAACTGTGGCATATCCACAACTTTTTATAATTTCCTAAAACAAGTGGATCCAAACTTGTTGAAAGAATATCAACTTGAGAGGTACAAAAATGGTGAAACGGGTAACAACAACTATCCGAAACCTGAGTTTGAGGAGTTCAAAACGGAAAAACCGGTCTTTAAGAAGTCATTGGAACTACCAACAATTGAATCTTTACCAGAAGCGCATTTTGCTAAGAACTATGTTCAGCAAAGACGGATTCCGGAGACCGTTTGGTCGGAATTATATTATGCGGAAGATTTCGCAACCTTCATACAAGATTTGGGGATTGAGAAAGAAGGACTTCACAAGGAAGACAAGCGACTCGTCATACCGTTTTATAATCAAGAGAAGGAACTCGTGGCTGTCCAGGGTCGCTCTTTGGGTGAATCGAAACTCCGGTATATCACACTAAAGTTACATGATGATAATAAAAAGATTTATGGACTGGATAAAATAGACCAGGAAAAGCCAATTTATGTTGTTGAAGGTCCTATTGATTCTATGTTCCTAGAAAATGCAGTAGCAACAGCAGACAGTAATTTAGAATCGATTGTGGACACTTTGGACAAGTCCAAGGTGGTTTTAATCTTTGACAACGAACCTCGTAACAAAGAAATCGTTAATAAGTTGGAACACGCCATAGACAATCATTTTAATGTAGTCATTTGGCCAGAATTTATGCAAGAAAAAGATATCAATGATATGGTTCTTGCTGATTTTTCACCAGACGAAATTCAAGATATTATAGATAAAAATACCTTCTTAAATTTGAGGGCTAAAATGGAATTTGTGAATTGGAAAAAGATTTAAAATATGTATTAGGAATTAACAGACATCATAATGGTTCAGTATGTTTACTTGAAGATGGTGAAATTGTATATCACCTTGAAGAAGAAAGATTAAGTAGACTTAAAACAGACCATGCTCCATTATTGTCTGTTATTAAGACTAAAGAATTCGCACAACAAATTGATATTGTTGGTTCAGTTGGTTTTCATGATTTGGTTAATATGGATGAAGGCCTTACAAAACCTTTAAGTGTTTATGATGCATTACTATATAAAATTTCAAAAATAAAGGATTATCCTCCACACGAATCTTATTTTAGAGGTCACCATCTATCTCATGCATCAATAGCTTTTTATAATTCTGGTTTTACTGATGCTGTTTGTGTTGTTGTTGACGGAAATGGATCTAGTTTAGGAAACTTTAAAGAAACAGAATCAATATTTACTGCAAGTTATCCAGCAGATTTTAAATGTTTGTATAAAAGAGGTTTTAGTGATGATGTTTCTACAATACAGAATGAAGTATTAGAAACATCCAACAGAATGAGTGTTGGACATATATTTGAAGCATTATGTAAGCATTATGGTTTTGAGTGGCATGAAGCTGGTAAAGTAATGGGTTTATCTGCATATGGTAAACCTAATAAAAATTTACCAAAAATTCTTATTGATGGTCGTGCAAATCCTGAAATGTTTAAAGGTCGTAAATTCATATACAAATATGAAACAACATTTCAAAATAAGGCTGACATTGCCTATGCAGCACAAAAAGAATGTCAAGAGTATGTTACATCATTTATACTCAAAGCGATTGATTTAAGCAAAAATAAAAACGTCTGTCTTTCTGGAGGGTTTTTTCTAAACTGCGTAGCAAATTACGAATATTTAAAACATTTACCAGAAGGAACAAATTTATATGTTGAACCAATTTCTGGTGATGCTGGTTTATCAATTGGTGTTGCAAAACATATTTGGCACTCCAAAACAGGTGATACTACAAAAAGAGAACTTAAATCTTTATATTGTGGACCAAAACCAAATTTAAATATTCCAAACCAGTTAGGTAAAAAAGTTACTCCGCATGATGTAGCTAAATTGTTACAAGAAGGTAAAGTTGTTGCAATTTTTCAAGGTCGTTCCGAAGCAGGACCTAGAGCATTAGGTAATAGAAGTATTTTATTTAATCCGTCTATTAAAAACGGAAAAGATATTATCAATAAAGTAAAAAGAAGGGAATCTTTCAGACCTTTCGCTGGTACCATTTTGTTGGAAAAGGTACATGAATGGTTTGATATGAGGGGTCTAAAAGAATCACCTTTTATGATGTTTGCTGTAAATTGTCTTGAAGATAAGAAAGATATGATACCATCTATTGTTCACGTTGATGGTACTTGTAGAATACAAACGCTTTCTTTTGAGCAAAATGTATGTTATTATAACCTCATTAAAGCATTTGAGGATTTAACTGGCATACCAATTTTGTTTAATACATCATTTAATTTGGCCGGTGATCCTTTGGTAGAAACTTTGGAGGAAGCAATACATACTATTAACAATTCAGAAATTGATTGTTTGTATATTCCAGAAAAAGAATTATTAATTTTTAAACAACAATAACAACAATAAGGTGAACATGGAATACCTAGGAATTAACATAGACTTAACCAGAGATGAATTATTTGATGAACTTGGAATTAAAAGATTACAAGAATCATATATGCGAGAAGATGAAACCTCACCTCAACATCGTTTCGCATTTGTATCAAAAGCATTTGGATCTAATAATGAACACGCACAAAGACTTTACGAATATTCTAGCAAGCATTGGCTCTCTTATTCTACTCCCATTCTCTCTTTTGGTCGTAGCAAGCGTGGGATGCCTATATCTTGTTTCCTTAACTTTATTGAAGATACTGCGGAGGGATTAGTTGATAACCTTTCTGAAACTAATTGGCTTAGTATGCTTGGTGGTGGGGTTGGTATTGGCTTTGGTATCCGTTCTGCTGACGATAAATCTACTGGTGTTATGCCGCACCTCAAAATATACGATGCTTCATCGCTCGCTTATCGTCAAGGAAGGACAAGACGGGGTAGCTATGCTGCTTATCTCGACATTAGCCATCCTGATATTATTGCTTTTTTAGAAATGCGTAAACCAACGGGTGATCCTAATGTCCGTTGTTTAAATTTACACCACGGTATTAACATTACTGATGACTTCATGCATATCATTGAAAAGTGTATGTTGGATCCTGAAGCAAAAGATGATTGGAATTTAATTGATCCAGCATCAAATGAAATTCGTGAAACTGTATCAGCTAGACATCTGTGGCAACAAATTTTAGAATTGCGTATGCATACAGGTGAACCATACATTCACTTTATTGATACTAGTAATCGTGAACTACCAAAATGGTTAAAAGATAAAGGTTTGAAAGTTCACCAATCAAACCTATGTTCTGAAATTATTTTGCCAACTAATGAACAACGAACAGCGGTATGTTGTTTATCAAGTTTGAACTTGGAGACCTATGATGAATGGAAAAATGATAAGCAGTTTCTTAAAGACGTTGCTGAAATGCTCGATAATGTGCTTCAGTATTTTATTGATAACGCACCTGATACCATCGGAAGAGCAAAATATTCTGCTCAACGTGAGCGTAGCATTGGCATTGGCGCTCTTGGGTTTCATGCTTACTTACAACGCAATGGAATTGCTTTCGAAGGCGTCATGGCGAAAGTGGCGAACAACAGAATCTTCAAAACAATTAAAGAGGGATTAGATGCAGCAAATCTTAAATTGGGTACCGAAAGAGGTGAAGCTCCTGATGCAGTTGGTACTGGTCGTAGGTTTAGTCATGTTATGGCTATTGCTCCCAATGCTTCTTCTTCCATTATCATGGGGAATACTAGTCCTTCTATTGAACCTTACCGTGCCAACGCTTATAGGCAAGATACTCTTTCGGGTTCTTTCTTAAACAAGAATCGTTGGTTAGACAAAATACTGAAAGAAAAATTACCAAATGAGCAAGATTATATGGATGCTTGGAGTTCTATTATTGCTAATGATGGTTCTTGTCAGCACCTTGATATACTCTCTGAGGCAGAACGTGACGTTTTCAAAACATCAATGGAAATCGACCAGCGTTGGGTTATTGATTTGGCTGCGGACCGTCAAGCGTATATTGACCAAGCGCAATCGTTAAACCTTTTCTTTAGACCAGATGCTCACATCAAGTATATTCACGCCATTCATTTTATGGCATGGAAAAAAGGATTGAAAACTCTATACTATTGCCGTTCTGAAAAAATTGGTAAAGCAGATAAAGTTTCCAAAAAGATTGAACGTAATGTCATTAAAGAATTGGATATGACACAAATTGCACAAGGAAATGATTGTATCGCTTGTGAAGGTTAATTTATGAGAATTATGGGTATCAGTCCGTTTCATGATAGTTCAGTTGCTGTCTATTCTGAAAACGGACTAGAATTTTATAGTAAAGAAGAAAGAATTACTCGTAAAAAGAGGCAACCTCTACCCATAAATTCCGTAAACTTAGCTATTGAAAATGTTGGTAAAATTGACCTTGTGGTTATTGCTGCACCAACAAAAACCGAACAGAACGATGTAATTATAAACTATGTAAAAAATAAACTTGATTGTGAAATTGTTGATATGAGTAGTCGGCATCATCAACAACACGCTAGTTTGGCATTTTACAATAGTGGTTTTGAAGAAGCATTGGTGTTTGTCGTTGATAGGAGTGGTTCTTTATTGATTGATGAAAATAACAATCGATACGGTAGAGAATCGGAAACAGTTTTTAAAGTTTCTTATCCCAGTAATTTTGAATGTTTACAAAAAAACTATTGGTTGTTTAATGTTGGTATTGATATTAGTCCTGAAGTAAATCAACTAATAAAAAAAATAAATCAACCAAATTATAATTACAAGTCTTGTTTTGGTATAGTAAAGGTATATGAAACAGCAACAACACTTATTGGCCAAAATAGTTTAGAGAATGGAAAAACTATGGGTCTATCAGCCTATGGTGATAGAAGTAAATTAGTTCCGTTGTTTAGAGAAAAATATTTTCCAATAGATTATTTGTTTAGTCATGATTATAAAGATTTTAATAAACAAGATACTCCAGCAATAAATCTTAATTTAAATCGTTATTCAACCAAAGAAGTAACTAAAGATAATTACCAAATTTATGCCGATTATGCTTTAAATGTTCAGATTGAAACTCAAGAAGCTTTAGTAAACTTAATTAAAGAACATTTGGATAAGACTGGTGTAAAGAAGGTCTGCATCACAGGAGGTTATGGATTAAACATAGTTGCAAACTCATATCTTGTCAATAAATTTCCTGATATTCAATTTTACTTTGAACCATTGGCAGATGATTCTGGTAATTCAATTGGTGCAGCGATGTATGAATATCATAGAATAACTCAAGATACCACTATAAAAAAGATAGAACACACCTTTATTAATGGTGTAGAACACGATATTAGATTTCTGGTTGATATTGGTGAATTTAAAGATATTGAAGATATAGTTGATTTACTGGTTGACCAAAATAGTGTGGCTGTGTATGATGGTTTAGCTGAATCTGGACCTAGAGCATTAGGTCATAGGTCTATTCTATTTGATGCCAGAAATCCTGATGCAAAAGATATTGTTAATAAAATTAAGAATAGAGAATGGTATAGACCATTTGCAGCAATGATTCTAAAAGAAGATTTGCATGAGTATTTTGAAAAGGTTGGTAATTTAGAAGAATGTCCATTTATGACATTATCATACACAGTTAAACCTGAGAAGAAAGATTTAATCTCAGGTGTGGTTCATGTTGATAATACAACAAGGATACAAACAGTAACAGAAAAAGATGGGATAATTTGGGAAATACTTAAACAGTTCAAAGAAAAAACTGGATGTCCATTACTATTGAATACCAGTTTTAACTTGGCTGGAGAACCATTGGTCGAAACACCAGAAGAAGCACTACATACTTTAAATAACTCAAGTTTAAATTGTGTTTGGTTTCCACAAATTAAAAGATTGATTAAGAATGACTAATATTATTGATAAAGAACAATTAATGCTTTTTCCTACGATTATATCAAAAGGGAAAGTAGACAATGATGAACTTTTGGAAAATTTAAAGAAGTCCGTCACCGATTTAAAGATAAAGGGTGAAGGTGAATTTTCTTATGAAAAAGAACAATTTGAAACTTGGGATAATCTTCATGAGAAGCCAGAATTTAAAGAAGTTTCTGATTTGATTTTAGAAGTAACCAATGAGTTGTTAGACCAACAAGGTTTAATTAGAGATTCGCATTACATATCAAATATGTGGGCAACATCAACAAACAGAAACTTCTTCCATGCAATGCATGGTCATCCAAATTGTTTTATGTCCGGTATATTATATTTAAATGCACCAGAAGGTTGTGGTAAATTAGCGTATATGGATCCTAGACCAGTAACATCGGTCTTACAATATAATTACACAGAAAGAAACCATTACAATTCAAATCGACACTATATTAAACCAGGAAAAGGAGTAATACTTTTTTGGCCACATTGGTTGTTACATATGGTTGAAAGGCACACCGATGATTTTACAGGTAAAGAAGATAGAATGATGATTGCTTTCAATATTATGGTAAAAGCAGATATTAAAATTAAAACAGCAAAATTAAGGATTTAAATGATTAAGAAATTAGACACAAAGGTAACAGATGAACGCACATACTTTAAGCCTTTTAATTATCCTTGGGCTTATGATGCATGGCTTAAGCATGAGCAATCTCATTGGTTACATACCGAAGTTCCAATGTTGGAAGATGTTAAAGACTGGAAAAAGAAACTTACTAAAGAGGAGAAACAATTTCTCACTCATATCTTTAGGTTCTTTACACAAGGAGACATTGACGTTGCTGGCGGTTATGTTAATAATTATTTACCTTATTTCCCACAACCCGAAATACGCATGATGCTTCTCGGTTTCGCTGCCAGAGAAGCCTTACACATTGCTGCTTACTCACACCTCATCGAAACGCTTGGTCTACCTGAAACCATGTATAATGAGTTTATGCAGTATCAGGAGATGAAAGAGAAACACGATTACATTTTGAATATTTCTGGTCAGAATACTACCAAAGAAAACACAGCCACACATATTGCAGTATTCTCCGCATTTACTGAAGGTATGCAGTTGTTTAGTTCATTCATTATGTTACTAAACTTTCCACGCCATGGTAAGATGAAAGGCATGGGTCAAATTGTTACTTGGTCTATTGTTGATGAAACTCAACACACCGAGAATATGATTAAATTGTTTAGAACATACATAGAAGAAAATCGTGAAATTTGGAACGATGAATTAAAATCTCGTCTTTATGTTATTGCAGAGAAGATGGTAGAGTTGGAAGATAAATTTATCGATTTGGCTTTTGCTATGGGTGCAATGGAAGAATTATCAGCTGAAGAAGTTAAGAAATATATTCGTTACATTGCTGACCGTAGATTGATTTCTTTAGGCCTAAAAGGACAGTTTAAAGTAAAACGTAATCCTTTACCATGGGTTGAAGAAATGATTAATGCACCAACACATACAAACTTTTTTGAGAATCGTGCCACAGACTATGCAAAAGGCGCTTTATCTGGAGATTGGTCTGACGTTTGGGCTCACTAGGATTTTATTATGTCTTTGATATACAGAAGTGAATCTGGAAAACTAGAAAAATATGGATACACTATTCCTGGACCATTTGGTATAGATTATGTTGCCAAATTTTGGTTAAGTGATGTTGAAGATAGAGATTTTTCTTATATGTTAAAGTGGTGTGAAGATAATGTTGCTTGGGAAGAAAATAATGATGGTAAAATGTGGACAAAGTATAACTGTTTCACATTTGACCATCCATCAATAGAAAAATTGAAAAAGAACATATACAAAGAGTATCTTGATTTTATGGATGAACTAGGTGAAGAACCTGAAGAAATTTATATAAACGGATGGTTTAATGTTTTTAATATAAATCAAGGCCAAGGAATACATTATCACAATTTTAATGAATCTTCATATCTAAGTGGAGTTGTTGTATTAACCGAAGGAAACACTTCAACTGATTTTCTAACACCTGCAAGACCTGAAATTGTTCCAAATTTTAATAAACCTTTACACAATTTGGTTAAAGTAAATAATTTTAAGGGGTCTTTATTATTTTTTCCACAATGGACATATCATTTTGTTGATAAATTAAAAGATGATATAACAAGAGTTACAATTGGTTTTGATATATTTACAAAAAATGGTATGGAAAAAGTAAAAACAGAATTTGAAAAAGACCATATGTATAACAGAGCTATTAAGTTGTCCCCATAAGAAAGATAAAAATGACAAATAAAATACTATCAGGTGAATGCCTGAATTGCGAATCAACCTACACGGTGGAATTTATGGAAGAAATGGTCTCACAGGAATTACCAGAACATTGTCCCTTTTGTGGCGAAATTATCGAAGAATTATCCGAAGAATATATAGAGGATGATGAAGATGATTTGGACAAAGAGGAATGGGAATAAACTGGACTTATAATGAAGTAGAATTTACGGAAGACTTGATTGGTGATAATTACGGGTTCGTGTATCAAATAACCAATTTGACGAATGGTAGAAAATACATAGGCAAGAAATTTTTTTATTCTGCCAAAACCAAACAAGTCAAAGGTAAACGTAAAAAAGTAAAAGTACCAAGCGATTGGCAAACTTACTATGGAAGTAGTGCCGAACTGGCTAAAGATGTGTTATCATTAGGGAATGAAAACTTCACTAGAGAAATATTACATCTTTGCCGTTCAAAAGGTGAATGTGGTTATCTCGAAGCAAAAGAGCAATTTATCCGTGGTGCGCTGGAAACAGATGCGTATTACAATACATGGATAATGGTAAGAGTTAGAAAATCACACATCAAGGACTATAATGCTAGACTACTTAAAGGTTCTTCAGAACCAAGGACATGACGCCTTCTTTTTTTTACCGGGACCAAAAAAGGATACAATACACCTAGAAGGTGCTTCATATAAAGAAGCAGGTGAAAATATAGGCAATTCAGAAATGGGCAACGCTTACCACGTTATTCTTTTTAAAGAAGATACTGAGGGTGAGTTGGTAGATATTGATATGTTCGATGCCATTTTTATGGATCCGCTGGAATATATGTCAGGACTAATACCGTCTGGTATTTTTGGTATTATGGCTCGCAAAACTACCACTTCAAATGACTTCATCCAAAGAACATTTGACAAATTGCAAAGTGTATGATATAATGGTCTCTTAATTGAAACTATTGAAAGTTTGTTATGGTACTCATAGATTTAAACCAAGTATTACTCGCTGGTCTTATGGCTCAAATTGCCAATCAAAAAGGCAAATTGGATGAAGATTTAATTCGTCATATGATTCTTAACATTATTAGGACACACGTTAAGAATTTCAAAAAAGAATATGGTGAAATTGTATTGTGTTGTGACAATCGTAAATATTGGCGCAAAGAATACTTTCCTTTCTATAAGGCAAACCGTAAGAAAACCCGTGATAAATCCGATTTAGATTGGCATCTTATTTTTGATATGTTGGCCAAATTTAAGGTGGAACTCAAAGAAAACTTCCCATATAAAATAATCGATGTTGAGGGCGCTGAAGCAGATGATATTATTGGTACATTGGCACCAAGATTTGCACCACACCAACCAGTATTGATTTTATCAAGTGATGGCGACTTCTTACAGTTACAAAATTATAAAGGTGTAAAACAATATAATCCATCACAAAAGAAATATGTGGTATCTGAGAATCCAATCATGGATTTAAAAGAGAAGATTATTCGTGGTGATAAAGGTGATGGTATTCCAAATATCTTCTCACCTAGTGATTGTTTTGTTCGTGACCTAAGACAGAAACCAATCACCAAAGGTACATTAGAGAAATTGATGCAGGAAAGTTACCTAGAACAGGATGAAACGACCAAGGCCAATTATATGCGTAATGCAACATTAATTGACTTGACTTTCATTCCGGTTGAAATTAAAGAAGCAATTATAAATACCTATGAAGAAACAAAGCCAGCATCTAGGCAGAAGTTATTGAATTATTTTATGGAACATAAACTGAAAAACTTACTGGAAGTGATAGAGGATTTTTAATGAAAAATATATATGAAATTTTTGATGAATTTGAAGAAGCAAAGAATAAAAAACAAAGGATGGCGGTAATTGAAAAGAACCTTTCAAAAGCATTGGTTCAAGTATTAGAGCTAGCTTTTCATCCAGATAAACAATGGTTGATTACAGAATTTCCTGCTGAATATAAGATTACAGAATCGAATAAAATTCCTGGTCTTTCACAATGCCAGTTGTCTACGGAAATTCGTAAACTATATTTGTTTGAAAAAGGTAATCCTTCAGCAGAAGCATTAACGGAACAAAAAAGAAAACAGTTACTTTTACAACTAATTGAATCAATTGAACCCCGTGAAGCAGAAGTTGTTATTGGTATTCTTAAAAAAGATTTAGGCGTAAAAGGTTTGGACTATAAATTTGTTAAAGAGGCATTTCCACAACTATTACCATAATGCACGAAAAAGATAGAATAATAATAGCTACAGGTAATTATGATCCACTTTCACTTGAAGAATTACATTTTCTAAAAAAATGTAAGAGTAAAGGTGACTGGCTTGTGGTTGGTATACATTCTGATTGGTACATGATGTGGTCACAAGGTGGATTTGTTCAAAATTATGAAACTCGCCGAGAAATTATTAAATCTTTAGATTGTGTTGATGAAATATTCTCATTTAATGATTCGGATGGTACAATCATTCAATTATTAAAACTTGTAAAAATTTGTTATCCTCATTCTGATATAACCTATGTTTCGGAAGAAGATATGCATAATATGCCTGAAGCTAAAATTAAAGGCATAAATTTTGAAACCATGAAATAGGAGTTGTAAGTGACTAAGTTTGTAGGTAAGTTCCGCAAGAACAAGGAGTATAATGATGATTATGCTTATACACCTAAAAGAAGTAAAAATGAACACGCAGAAATTAAAAAAATTCTGACTCAACACGAAGAAGAATTGGAATATGAATATGACGATTATACCGATGATGTGGTAGAAAAGCAAGTTTACCACAAATAATCGTGATTTTCAGCATAAGTAGGTATGTCCGCCTTTGAAATAAGGTAATGTTGTTTCCATACAACACCATAGCTTGACATACAGCTTTACCTGTATTATAATGGATTCTTCACATGGAGAATTCTTTATATGATATACGGTTACATTCCAAAATCTAAACCAAAAAAACTAACTAAAGCTCAACAAGAGCAAAAAGTAGAGTGGTTGGCTGCTATCAATAAATTATCTTCAAAACGGTATTCTAATTCACCTGTTGTCAAAACAAAGTTACCATTAAAATCGGTGGCTTCCTTTCACAGAGAAACTCCAAAAATTGAATCCTTGGATACAGGTTTTGTAGCTTGCACAAAAAGATTCCAAAATACTTATACAGGTGATAAAATTAAAGGTATTGGTACAATGCATAAATCAAATGCTGTACCAGTTTTTACAGATAATGAAGCAAAAGATATAGCGAGTATGAGAAGATGATTACAAGAGAAGAATGGGAAGATTACGAAGATTATCTCATGGACTTAACAGATGAAGAATTAAAAATTGAATTGGCTTGGTTAGAATCTGTTGGTACTGCTAAAATAAACGGTTCGACTGTAACTAGTGTTCCAAACTACGAATTACACTAATTATGCCTGAATCTTTTATTTTTACCGATTACATTGA